AGCAGGTTTTCCGTGAATGCTTTCGAGTCTTTCATATGGAGTTGGATCCTGTAAAAGTTTCTAACTCCCTTGAGGGAATGGAGTTTTTAGGTTTCCGTTTCAAACGTACACGTTTAGGATGGATTCCCGAATACAACGCATCGCGACTGATAGCAGCTTTTTGTTACCAGATCGAGAAGCCCGCAGATGAGGCGGCCTCGCTTTCAAAAGCTTGGTCACTTCTCGTCATGTCAGCAGGATGTGAACGGCGGGTCTTTGATACCCTTGCGGATTGTGTTGGGGAGTACCTCCTAATGTTTCGGGATAGTGTGGATCCCGTTATAAGGTCGTATGTTGAGGCGGGCACGCCTACGTTTGAGGATTGTATGGACTTTTACCTGGGTCGGGAAAGTGCTTCTGCTATTGAAGAACTTTTTGTTTTGCCTGATATCTGTGACTTTCAGGAGGAAGGTTGGAACAAATTTGAAATTTGTGATGTCACAGCAGAAGCGAAACGCGACACCAGGCGCTTCTCCGCCTCCGGCGAAGAAGAAGAAGGCCCCACCCCAAAAGGGGAAGGGACCTTCAAAGCCTACACCTAAAGCGGCTCCTCGGGCAGCTAAACCCCAACCTCCCCCGGCTAGGGGGGCTGGAATGCCCAAGGCCCAGTCTATGAAAAAGGCTGGGCCCCAAGCCATAAGGACCAATGCTAACGCTCCCACCAATGTGGGGATGCAAAGGGCTCCGGGGGGTATACCCCGGACACCCATCACCAAGGGTCTGCGCCTACCTAAGGCCAGGACCGGTCTGACCAGATTTCGCGTCGCCTGAAGCGAAAGTCACCTTGGTATCAGACTATTTGGGACCCTCTGCATGGTGCTGATGCAAAGATACCAGACTCGACCGGAGTTGAGACTGGTACTTTGCAGTTGGTTCAAAGGGGTCAGATGGTTGCCACAGGTGAAGGGACCGGAGGTTGTGGAGTACGTACAGTGTGTCTCCACCCCAATATCTCCGGTCCTAGCAACCTGCCGTACAACTTCCAGGTCACGACAGACGTGTCTGGAGGAGTAGTTGTATGGGGGACTGATGCGACTGATTATCAGGCGTTTGACACAGATGGAGCATTAAAAGACTACTCTCAGGGAGTGAGAGTTGTCTCAGCTGCTATTTATGTCCAGTCCCTGGCCTCTCTGGCTACAAACTCAGGTTCGTTTACCTGTTATAATCGTCCG